TTAGCGCCAGTCGATTAGGATTTTGTTGTAGGCGTCGTTTATTCCCCAACCGTAGCCGAAGGCTAAGACAAACGTGTAAACAATGCTCGTTGGCTCTGCTTGAACCGTCCAGTTTGGAAACACAAGCATGCTTAGAATGAATCCCGTGAACAACGCTGATAGGCTCGTGGCTGTGTAGCGTTGTCTCCAAGCCACTGTGTTTTCGCCTTTTTCGGTTGCTTCTCGCACCTTCTGCACGTAGGGTAACAGTGTCCTCATCACGACCGCTACAAAAACACCACAAAAGCAACCAGCGTTTGGGCATCAATCATTTCCGCCATTGGTTTCACCTCCTTCCTCAGCGGTCAGGTCGAAACCCATCTTGACCAGCATTCGGCGCACCTCCTCAGGGCGTACATACTGCACATTGAACTGGGCAGAAATCTCAGCCAACCTGACGACGTCAGCCACGCTGATTTGAGGGCGCTCGGGTGCGCCCCAATTCAGTCGGCAATTCGCCTTCTTCGGATCGAAACCAGCCTGCACTATCACTGGCGCAAACACTTCGCGTTCTATGACGCGCTTGATGAAACGCTGCAACGCCATGACCTTGCGCTCAGCCATGTCTAGGGCGGCTCTAGCCGAGGCTTCGGTGAAACCAGGCGACGTGAACAGTTTGGGCAGAGGTGTCTGCCCGCCTAGGTAGACTTGGTTCAGTATGTGGTCAACGTAGGCTTCATACCGTGCTCTGGGGTCAACAGCAACTGTCTTTACGTCTGCATCTGCCCTGTCGCAGACGAAGCGGGCGCCAGCCTTGGGCTTCGACCTGATTAGACGTTGAAACTCGGCTAGGCGTTCGGCGTTCACGCCTGGGAATAGCCAGAGCTCGTCTGGTCCAGCGTATTTTTCAAAGATTTCTGGCATGACCTTCTCGATGCGGGCTTTCATTTCTAAGAAGCTCTTGCGAGTCTCACCGTTGAAGGAAAGTTCTTCGAGCAGAACTTGTAAGACGCCCGTTCCGAAGGCGCTGAAGTTCACTTGGTTCCATCGGAAATGGATGATTCGGTCGGGCTGAAACGTTGCTTTAACGCCGCCGTAAGAGTAGTTGTAGGCTTTAACACTGCCCATTCGGTCGCGCACAATCGCTTTCGAGTCTTCAAAGCCCGTTAAGGGCAGAATCCTCAGAGCCTCCAGGTTGTCGGGTTCCAGCTTCAGCCAGAAACTGTTTCCACTGGCAACGATTTCTCGGGCGCCCTCCTGTAACAACCCGTCTAGGTTGACTGCCTCGCAGAAGTCGTCGACAACCGCCTTCGCCTTCAATGCCTCCGCGTAGTTAGTGTTGACGGTTGTGAAGAAGCCCGTGCCAACCGTTTGGTCGGCTAGGAAGTCAACAAAAGCCTTGCAGGCTGGGTCGCGCAGGTAGGCGCCTATCAAGTCGCTGAAACCAATGGTTGGGGCTTCACCTAGAGCCTCACGCCAAGCGGGTAACAATGTTCCGCTGCGGCTTGCTACTTTTTGAAGACTACCATAAAACTCTCGCATCTTCTTGAGAACAGTGCTCAATTCAGATTTCGCCCAACGAAGAAAGGCAACTGAATCTCATTTAAGTTGGAATTGGCGTCTTGGCGGAATATCGCTTATTGGCTAAAGACCGCTGATTCCCAAGCGAAGTCCCTAAACAATTCCAACAATGTTCGCCCCTTCTCAGTCAATCTGTAATACTTTGCTGGGAGAAAGCGATTCTCGTCAACACGGTCGGGCTCCAGCAAACGGAGTTCAAGGCAGTAACGCAGGTAGCGATACAGCTTTTTCGTGTCGAACCGACGGCTGTTATGGTAAACCTGATACACGTTTCTGGCTTCCCGCCTAAACAACGTCAAGAAACGTATGACCTCTAAGAAATCGCAAGCCCTGCTTCCTTTTGGTCGCCCCTCCCGCCACCGCAACCGAACCCCAGAAGCTGCAATATAACTAGAAACGATGAATCGTTCCATGCTCTGTGGCGCCTTGCCCGACAAACAAATCTCACCGCTAAAAAACAGCACAGAGAACTCTATTCTACATTTTTAACAGGCTTGTGCCACACGGATTTCTACGCTGAATTTTGCGTCAGACAGAAAGACCGCTAGTCGAAGAAGCTTTCTACTGCAAGAGATTTAAAACAAAAACACATTTCCATGTAAAAACCGCTTTGGCGCACCCTGATTCTAATGAGTTTTGTCCATCAAAAACTGACGTTTTTCTTGTGCAACAAAGATTTGTCAAGCGTCTTCGGTTTTAGGTCTTAAGGTGATGATCAAACAGTTTTGTTCACTCTTGGCATCTACGTTCAGGCCTTTGTTTAAGAAGGGCTGCAGAAGTTCGTGGAACTCCTTTGGAATGTTCAGAGAATAAACTGTGTAGGAATACTCTGACTTGCCATAGTATTTCTTTTTCACAGTTCTCTTCTGCAAACGAGTCGTGGCTGAGACGCCTCTCTTCTCCTCTTACCTACGGATTGATTGTTTAAAAATGGTGTCAAGAATGGAACACTCGCTTCTCTCCCTGTGAGAGTGGTGGCTGAAACTGACCATTTCAAAACCATGCTTGGCTTGTGCACTAATTCCAGTTTTTAAACCTAAAACCCGCCTTGAGTTTCTCGGTGACATGCTGATTGCCGTGGGAAGAAGACAACAACTATGTACGCAGTGGTCATCGTAGCCAAGACGAGTTCCAAAAGGACACCTTTCGAACCATCACCCTGAGCGGTGAAGAGGGCATCAAGGCGGTCATTGCCAAGCTTAAAGGAAAACACGCTATGGAAGTGGTCAGTTACCTGTTCGATAAGAAAAAGGGCTGGACGCTTGAAAGGGCAAAACAATGGTTTGATCAACACCAACGCAAGAACAAGGAATCGCTTAACTGGTTAGGTGAAATCCAAGATACACCAGGCGTGCGCAACCTCATAAGGGGCAAGGCGCTGCACCCCATCAGAACCTTTCATCCCGAAGAATGGCCCCAGGTACGCGAATACTTGGAAGAGGAACTCAGAAAATCAGCGCCCACGCTGACTGGTAAACCGCTCATGCTCGACCACTTTTATCCATTACGCGGCGAAGTTTTGGGCGCAGAATACAACGACGGCGCCATCGAGTACATGGCTAAACTTGACGATCTGGAGGTTTTGGGTAAGGTAAAAGACGGCAAGATAAGGCATTGCAGTGTCGAGTTCGAATGGAAATCGTTGGAACAGGTTGACGGTGTTGCTCCCCGCGGCTTGAATTTTACTGGACTGTCGCTGTTAGAATCTTATGAACCCGGAGATCCTCAGACATCGGTTGAGGTTTGGGAAGCCATTATCGCTAAGCTGAAAGAATCCAAGCATCTTCGTAGCAATACTGCGAGTATCGTTAAGGAGCAAGCTAGCGCTGAACCGAACGAGTTTGTTTTCTATTTGATTCGTGATCCAGCCGCTTTTTTGGAGGAGAGGTTCAACACTGTCTGGGTTGACCAAACAAACGGCATTCAAGGCTTATACGGTTATCTGCGTGAAAAATCAGACTCACCGAATCCCATGGGTTTGCTGTTTATGAAGGCTAACGGTTGGACCCTTGAAAAAGTGCAGAACTGGCTGCGAGACCATCCGCAGTACCTGAGGCAGGGTCAGCATCAACCCGTTTCGGCATCAGTTGGAATCCAGCCTTCAAACATTACGATGGAGAAGCGGAAACCCGCCCCATTGGTCGAGGCGATTCTGCCGCCTGAAACCGAACCCCAACTTCAGCCCTCAGATTTGATGAGCAAGAAGGAGGTTCTAAATCTCTTGCCTGAACGAGTGCCGATCCACTGGGGGTTACGGTCCAGCTGAGCTTGTCCGAGGGTTGAAGAGCAAACTGTTGGAGTGATTGAAAACTGAATACATTGTCATGGTCACTTTGTGACCGGGAGTAGCCGCGACGGAACGGTGAAACCGAACAAACAAACAAGAGGAGAGAAAAAAACAGAATGACTGACTTGTGGCCCGATGCCGAAGTTGGCGAATTAATAAGCGACGGCACGGTCCTAAGCTTCGAGGCTGCAGGCGCCATAACCAAGGGCAAGGCGGTCTACCTCAGCGCCGACATGAAGGTCAGCCAATGCACAGCCGCAACACAGTACGCCATAGGCATAGCCTTGAAAACCGTTGCGTTAGGCGAATTCTGTCCCGTATGCATCGGAGGCGTCGTCAAGGTGACAGCTGGCGGAGCCATTACACGGGGGGTTCAGGTTCAAACCGACGCGAGCGCAAACATCATCACCCTGGCTGATGGGTCTGGCACCTACACACCGTCTGAATTGCCCGACAGAATTGCCAGAGCTTTAGGTGTTGCTCTGCAAACGTTTGCGAACGGCGACACTGGGCTTATCTTGGCTGGCAAAACCTGAAGGAGCAAATGAAAAGCATGACAGACAACAAGAACGTGTTGAAAGAGGCAATATTACACGACCCTGAACTCGGCGACTACCACTGGAGCACGCTGGTTGAGAAGGCTAAGTCAAACCTTTTTACAACCCGCTACTGCTCCAGCCTGGTTAAGGAAGGCATTCTCAGCGACATGGCTGGCGCCCTAGGACGAATGCACGATGTCGTCATCGACGCCGCTAAGCCAACTTTGATTGGTAGAGAAATGATTTGGGTGCTGCCCACAGACCAGCCTCTGGTGCGATTTCCAAAGGCTAAGCTGGCTAAAGCCAAACAGACCGCTGAGTTCGCTGAGACGTGGTTTTATCCCGAGAAGAGCGACACAACCGATGTGCAGGCTACGACTGAGATTAGAGCAGGCGGCGAATGGAGCAAAAAATACGTGGAAGACGCCAACTGGAACGTCATGGAACGCCAAGCGCAAGAGGTTGGCAGAGCCATCGGCGAGTTGGAAACAGAGAAAGTGTACGCTCTGTATACGGGCATCGCCGCTGCAGACTTGGCTGGAGGCGCCGAAATAGGCGGGGCGGGAACCCTAAACTGGGCAGGCGTGGTCAGTTTCTGGAACGCCGTGCGCAAGGAGAATTTCAGTGCTAAAGTGTTAGTGATTCATCCTGAGCAGGCGGCTGACCTTTGGCAGGACGACAAATTCATACACAGCTTCTACTTCGGCAAGGAAGTGGATGTGCGCAGAGGCGTTTTGGGCGAAACCTACTTGGGCATGAAGATTCTTGTGAGCACCAAAGCCACGAACGGAACGGTACTAGCCATCGACACTGACGTTGCCACCGTTATGCTGTTGCGCCGAGACATCTTGACTGAACCGTTCGAAAACCCGCGTGAAGACCGTTACGGCATCGTCGCCAGCGAACGCATCGGCCTAGGCGCTTTGAGAAGCAAGGCTGTGGCTAGAGGAACAGGCTGGTAATCCTCCTGACGAGACTGTGAAACCAGTCGAAACTAACATCCTCTTTTTTTGTGTTAGTCGAGGAGAATCGAACATGGGAACCTCCAAAGCTGGTTTAGCCTACGGGAAATGTGGTAGGTGTGAACGAGAGTTTCGAGTTCAGAGGCCTGCTCCGTCCTTCGTTGTTTGTGACTGTTACAAGTATTGTCCTCTTTGCAGTCCAGCATACTCGGTGCCAATGATTCCATTTGTTCCAGATTTGAATCCTTCAACTTACCGAAACGAGAAAGTCCATGAGGTTAAGGGTCAAGGTGCAGAGTTGTCTGAATGGACTGTTGAGACACTGTACTACTGCCCTAATCACACGCCGCCGTATTATTCTAAGCAGAAGCCAGTAGAGGTTGCCCTTCGATGAGTCTGGCTGAAGAAGAGAAGGGTCAGCTTCACACAAAAATAAAAATCGAAGGGACGATCGACCGGCTGGTCTTTGGGAGCCTAAAAGAAATCTATGAGTCGGAGAAGAGAGAGGCTGAAGGCGAGGACAAGCCTGAGCCTTCCTTCAGCCAAGTGCTCGAAATGATACTGAGAAAAGGAATCAAAGCGTACAAAACAAGGAAATAGTTTAATTTTAATCCCATTTTATCATACAGTGTCACATTTTCTCCTATTTATTCCGATTCACCTTAAATCTAGCCACGTTATCTAAAAGGGTTTGCTGGAGTGTGGCAGGTCTGGCAAGCGTCACGGCGGACGATGTTAGAGACACTATCAATGTCACATTGGCGGATATAGCTGACGCCAAGGTTGCCAAGATGATCAAAAAGGCAGAAACGACACTAGAACTGGAGACAGGACGAAGCATCGATTACAACAACTGCACCGACGAGGAAGCCCTAGTCATCACCAACCTTGCTGCAATTTATGCGCTTTGCCACCTAACAGGCGGCAGCGCTGCAGGACTAAGTTTCTCTGTTGGAAACCAACGCGTCGACGTGCTGGATAAAGCGCCGCCTTTGGATGTTCTCCAGCAAGAGGTGGAACGTGCTCTAAACAACATGAAGAGCACGCTGAAGCGCGTCTAAAAAAGGAGGCAACAGCGAAGTGTCGAGATTTGAACAGTTGTTGCGTCGAGCAGGCGAGAACGTGACGTGGCACAAACGGCAAGAGGGCGCAGTTGACCCTGAGACAGGCGACCGCACAGTCACGTGGACCATTGAGGTTATCAGGGCTGTGGTGGAGCTGGTTTCTTCCAGCCAAATTATGGTGGAGGCGGGGTACACAAGTGAAGACTACATTCGAGTCTTTGTCACAGCAGACATCAAACACAAGGATAAAATCACGTATCAAGGCAGGGACTACGAGGTTCTGCCGCCCGAATCCGTCTATTTTCTCGGTGTTCTTGAGCATCGCACGGCTTTGTGTAGGAGGCTGATTTCTTAATGCCCTTGGCTTGGGATACAAAAACTGGGGTGGCGCCGGGAACAGAAACCACTATCGTGTCGTATCAGGTGGGCGAGGGCAGACTCGTCAAACTGGACGGGTTCATTGCGTTTGGAACCTGCGCTGCCATATATCGGTTGTGTGCTGACGGTGAGGTCAAAGCCAGCTACATGACCAGCGAGGCCGACCGCAACGCCTACGTTATCTTCAGAACCGAACACGTCACTGGACCAAAAACAATCGCGGTTAAGGTGGTTCACTTTCTTTCTGCTGCTCCAGGCGAGGGTCAAGACTTTGAGGGAACGATTTTAGGAGGATAGAAATCAAAATGGGAGTGTCTAAACCGTTTGACGAGCCGTTTGCTGCTCGGGAACCAGGAGACATCTACCTTGCACGATATACAAGTGAAAAAGCATCGGTGACTACCATTCCGCTTGACCATTTAAAACGTTTGATATTGCCTACAAACGTGCCCGTTGCCAACTCGGGCGGCATGATAGTTCCATACGAGGGCGGCTACGCGGTCTTAGCCCTGCTGTCCAAAAATGACACGCTGGCAAAGGACATACTCGACAAGATGGTGACGCTTCAAAACACAGACGGTTCCTGGTATCAGCAGTATTATCCCCACAAGCCTTTCACCCAATACGAAGACCGTAAGGTGGACAGCGGCACCGCCCTCATGGCTTGGAGCATGGCGGATTACGACGCCCGCAACACGACAACAATTTACAAGACGGCTTGGCAACTGGCAGCCGAATTTCTCCACACCTTAGAATGGAGCCTCACTTCTTCGGCGAGTCTTCTCAAAAACCAAGTGATAAACGGCGTGGCTGAAGATGTTGCCTTCGCAGCGGATGTTGCTGAAGCCATATTAGGCTTAACTCGAGGACTGGACGCCTACGGCGCCACTGTCTTAGACTCAGGTGGGCACAGCGTAAGAGACTTAATCACTAGGCTGATTGCAGGCATCGACGGTTACATGTGGCGCTCAGCTGATTACTTCTACCAAACCGAGTACCCACTTGGCGCCCAGAGCCAAACCAAACCAGGCGTCTACATAACCTTCAAACAACTAGTCACGTACACGCAGGCGCTAGTCGCGTGGGCTTTGAAGAACTGGGACGACAAATACGGCACGCCGGGGCAGCACACCCAAAACGTTTCAGACGCTCTTGACCGAGTTGTTGCCGTCAACAGAGGAAGATGGAGCGGCTACCTTTTTCATCCCGTATATGAGCCAACCGACCCGCCTGAAGAATACGCCCACTATGCGGCTTTGATGAAAATTGCCATGCAAAATGTTAACGCCACAAGATACGCTCGTCACATCGACGAGGCGCTCAAATTCATGCGCTGGTGCACTCTTTCTAATGGAGCTGTCTTAGACTGCGTCTGGCCAGACGGACGCTGCTACGTCAACTCCAACGCGCGTGGACCCTTACTCGTCTCTGCTGCAACATGCATCCTATCAGGAGCGTGACGTCTAACTTGAGTGTGGAAGACCCAAAAACAACCCTCATGAACCTTATCAAAAACAACATCGCGCTGACAAAGGATGACAGCTTCACGCCGGCAACCGTACACGTTAGCCAAGAGTGGTTCAACAGCCAACTCTTCAAAGACTTCGATGTCAAAATCACCCTTGGCCTGGCAGACGGCTCGATGGAAAAACTGAACGTGGGAGGCTCATGGATTCGCTACGGCGACCGCTACCGCCTAACAGGCTGGAGCATCGATAAAACAGGCATAACTGGCAAGGAGATGCGCTGGAAGATGAGGCGCGAAATCGAACGCATTGTTCGGGCTAATAGAAAGAACCCAGGCGGCGGCTTGAGTTTTGTCGATATAAGAGGCGTTTCAGAAAGCGAGGACGCCAATTCTAAGCCGCCGTATTGGAAGGTGGAAGTCACGGTCACAACGCATCGTTATGAAAAAACAAGCTAGAAAGGAGGAATGGATGAAAAATGTCTTCAACAGTCTACACAGGCGAGGAAGCAAGAGCCCACTACGTGGAAGAAGCAACATACGGCACGACACCCACAAACCCAGCAATGCTCTGCATCGGGGTGATACAGGAAATCGAGCCTGCACTTGACCCAAAGAACATCGTGCTGCGCGGAATAGGCTCACGAAACGTCAAAGCCATAAGACGAGGACTGCGCCACATCGACCTCAAGGTTGTGTACACACCGCAGAACTGGAGCTTCTTCAACTACGCCAGGTCGCTGAAGTCCGTAAGCGTCGAGGTGTACTACGAAAAATCCAGCGGAATCGTCAGTCTGAACCACAAGGGATGCAAGGTTGACAGTGCCAAGGTTGAGGGTTCCATCGAAGACCCAGTCAAAGTGACACTAGACCTAGTCGGGCAAGATGTGGCGGTTGCTACAGCCAAGATCGGAGCCAGCTACGAAACCGAGCCCACAACGAATCCGTTGACGGGAAGCGACTGCTCCATCAGCAAGGCTGGAGTAGAAATCACGCGTTTCAGCGACTTCAGCTTCGAAATCGTCAACAATCTCAAGCGGCAACCTGTGATAAGGGCGACCACGCCTTATTTAATCAAGAGTTTGCCCCAACGCCATGAGGTTCTGCAGGGGTCGGTTCGAGCCGACTTTGAATCTAAGGCAGAGTTAGACGACATACTCGGTGACACAGAGTTCACGTTGCTCTTCAACATCGGCGGAACCAACTTCTCTTTCACGGGTTGCAAGTGGAGGTCAAGCCGATTGCCCACCAAGATCGAGGACACAGTGGCTCAGACGCTGGATTGGGAAGCCAAGGGGTTAACAATATCCTAACCAAAATGGAGCGCAGCCAACAATGAGAACAGAAACCGTAGAATTAGACAAGCGATACGGTGAAGAATACGCTGGACGCTACGTTTTCAAAGAAATCACCTGGATGAAACGAAGCAGAATCATCACGAAATACACCAAGTATCATCCAGTAACAGGTCAGATTGTAAGCAGCGATCTGCCAGCCATTCAAGCGGAGACCATCTGGGCGAGCCTGAAGGAACAGCCAGCTAACAAGCCACTCACGTTGGAAAGGTTGCTGGACGAAGAAAACGGTGTTCCAATCGAACTCGGCGAACTCTTCAGCATTGTTGTCAATAGGCTCTGCGGTTTGTCTGGGGAGGAGGCAAAAAACTCGTGAGGGCGATGAGACGCGGAAGAGCGCATCCGAGCCTTACTCGGTTTCGACTGTGCAAGGAGTTCGGTTGGACACCTGAGCAGCTGAATCGTCAATCAGCCAAGACCATCGAAGAGTTTGTTGTCATCCTAAACGAGATGGACCGCCAAACTGAGGAAGAAATGGAGAAGGCTAAGCGAGGCGCCAGATATGTCGGTTGAGATAGAAGTTCGATTTGAGGGTCAAGATGAGTTTCGGTTACAAATGGAGCGGATAGACTCGTCTATGAAAGAACGTGTCCAGCAACGACTCCAAGAGTTGACTGATTCCATAAAAGAAACAGCGCAACGCTTGGCTCCTGTTCGCACGGGTTATCTGCGCTCCACGATTTTTACAGAAATAGCTGAATGGACTGTTAAGGTAGGAGCCTCAGCGCCCTATGCCTCTTACGTGGAGTTTGGAACCCGATTCATGCACGGTCGACGTTTTCTCTCGCAAGCCGTGGAGACACATCGTGCCCAACTGGTCGACATTGTTGGGCAAGCCGTCAGCGAGAGCCTTGTGGAGGTCAGCCTATGAGCTTTCACGAAATCAGTGTTGTCATTCGTGCCGTGAACCGAGCCAGCAGCGAGTTTGGACGCGTGAGCGCAGACGCCGAAACCATGGCTGAAAGGGTCAGAACGGCTGGAACAATCATGGCTGGTTTAGGTGCAGCCAGCCGAGCGGTTGCGATCCTGGGACATCAGTTCGGGTTTTTAACGGGTGAGCAGGAGCGTTGGTTGGCGAGCATAAGTTATGTGGTCACTGCTCTGGGCATTTTCTTGCGGTCAAGTTGGGGCGTCGCTGTGGCTCAGAAGGTGTATGCTGTGGCCACGACTATTGCGGCTAAGGTTACGTGGGCTTTCAACTCCGCCCTAGCCATGAAGATTGCTTTGTTAACTCTCGGCGTAGGGTTGGTTGTGGCAGCCGCCGCCTACATGACTTGGTTTGCTTCCGCAACTAGAGACGCTGCTTCGGCGCAGGAGGAGTACAACACTGCATTGGCTAGGCAAGAGAGAGTTGGGAGAAGCCGTGGAGAAGACATGGAGTATGAACGCATAACGCGGCGGGGTGCCTACTACTAGGGTGCGGTTGTGTGAACGGCGATGAGCCATGATTTTTCACAAAGCCGCTGTGTTCATGCTTTTTCCGCTTAGGAGGTCTTTTGTGGTGAGTCTCGGTTATCCCCAGTGCCGAGTCGACTTGTTTCGAGGTGTCAAACACTTTGACGACGTGTTCGCAAGCGGTTGGACCTTAAGCCAGGGAACGTTAACGACGGATGGAAAAATCGGCACCCTGACAATAGGCGCCTCCTATCCTTCGGCTTCGATGAAGAAGGGTTGGAGTTTCGCCACGACCACGCATCGATACGCCATAATAAACTGCACAGGGTTGACGGGTGTTTCATGGAAGTTCGAGGCTAAACTGGCCGGCGTCACTGAAGCTTCAAAGACCTTCACGGGTGTTGGCATCAAAACGGTTGATTTGCAATACGACGGCGTGGAAACCCCGCCCTACCTGGGCAGTATTGACGAAGTTGTCTTGACAATGAATGGAGTGACTGGCAACACGGTGAAGTTTGACTACGTGAAGGTTTGCGAGAAAACGATGTTGACGCCTTCCACCGACCTTGACGTGGTTGAGTTGAGCGTTCACTTGGCTGTCACAGAAGAAGTGGGTTCGGTCAACTGCCTCCTACAAAACTATGATGCCAGGTACACAGACCAAATCACGGCTGGCGACTTGATTGAGGTAGCTTTGTCACGAACGGGCGAGTCTTGGGTGAAGGTGTTTAAGGGCAGGTTAGACGCTGTTGCTAAACGGGCTGAGGCATCGTTGAGGGGTCCACAGCATTATCTGCGCCTTCGGGGACGCGACTTGGGCGCCGAACTCTTCAACCGACTCGTAACCAAGAAGTACGTGAACACGGAAGGGTCGGAAATCGTCAAGGACGTGCTCGTCAACTACACGCCCTTAGCCAGCGTGGGTGTGGAAGCAACCAACAGCACGTATGCGGAGGAGGACTACGAGAACAAGCCAGCGTGGGAAATTGTCAAGTACGTGGCTGAAACCGCCAAAGACGCTAGCAACGTGATCGGCTGCGACTTCAAGTGCGAGGAGGGCGACCTCAAATTTTATCCAAAGAGCAAATACGCAAGCGTTGTCTCCTTGGATGGAATAATCACTCTGTGCGAGCATGAGTCAGCCATCGAACGGGTGCGCAACAAAATCTACGTTTACGGCGAAGCCTCCAAACCCTATCCGATTGACAAAGACGCGTGGACTGAAAGTCTAACACCTACCGACGGCGCTTGGAGCAGCGGAACTGGCACGGGAAATGTTTCGCTTGACGGCACAGAGAGAGCCGTGGGCAGCTACTGCGTTAAGCATTCTACGACTTCGCCTGATTATTATGGACGCGCTGTGTTCACGCTGAATGTTGGAAAGGAAATGAATGCCAACGTTTACCCAAGCGTGAATTTTCAGATTAAAGAGGAGTCAGTGTTTAGTGGTGAGGTAACGTTCATATTAGAAGACATAAATGGCAATTGGGCGGCGAAAGAGTATCGGATAGGCAACAACAAGAAATGGCACTTTGAAAGCTTCATGTGCGGACAAAAATACGCAGACGAGTGGTCGGGCAGCAACATAGCCAATTTCAACTGGGAAAAAATCAAAAAACTCCTTTTTGACGCGCATTTTGTTGGTACTGGAACAGGCGCCTTCTGGGTTGACAACCTCTATTTCAGCAAGTGTAGATGGAGCGGCATGACAGAAGACTCGGCAAGCCAATCCAAATATGGACTGCGAGAATTGGCGGTTGTGGATGAGACGCTGGTTTCTGACGACGCCTGTGCCAAAGTGGCTGATGCTGAACTGAAGTATCTGAAGGACCCAGCCGAATCGTTGCGAGTAACGGTTATCGGTGACCCACGCATAGTTGCGGGTGAAACCATCCGTGTGACGAGTCCAAACGAGGGCATTGATGCTGATTATCGTATTCAGGCGGTTGACCACTTCATGGACGACGAGGGCGAGTTTGAAACATCTTTGACGCTTATTGCTGAGCCGCCTCGCATTGCTGAGATTCTGTCGGAGACCCGTAGGGAAGTGGGTGTTTTGATGAGGGGCACAGCCTACGGCAAACTGGGAAGATAA